GGCCGGCCCCGTTCACCACGGGGGCGCCGCCGATCACCGACCAGATCTCCGCCTGGGGCCAGGCCAGGGTCAGGGTGTCGTTCTCCGCCCGGGCCTTCATGCGGGCGGCCAGGAAGCGGGCGGCGTCCTTCGGCTCCAGGGGCGGCAGGGTCACGTCCACGGCGAACCGGGCGCCCAGCCGCTGGATGGTCTGGACCGGGCCGCCGAGGATCGGCGTCAGCACCGACTGGAAGTCCACCAGCCGGGCCGAGACCTGGACCAGGTCCGGCAGGGTCGGAAGGGAAACGCTCATCGGCCCAGCCTGTTTCTCGCGCGGGTGTAGATCGACGTCTGCGCCTGGGCAGAGCCGCGGGCCGCGCCCTCGGCGGCCGCCCGGGCCCCGACCTCGTCGGCATAGCTGCGGAAGCTGGCCATCAGCTCCTCGGTCACGACCGCGCCGGTGAAGTCGGCGTGGATCACGACCGGACCGGCCGAGGCGCGGGGGCGGATGTCGGCGATGCCGTGCGGGGTCACGGTCGCGCCGCGGGGCAGGTTGACCAGCTCGGGGCCGCGCTCGCCGACCATGGCCATCCCGCCCGGGGCGTAGTTGGTGCCCGTGGCGAAGCCGCCGGTCAGCAGGGAGGCGAAGGCCTTGACCCAGCCGCCGCCCGAGCTTCCCGCCGCTTCGGACAGGGCCGAGGCCAGGGACCGCGAGACGCCGTCCAGCAGGGCCCGCATCAGCTGGGCCTTCAGGTACTCGATCACGCCGGGCACGCCGCCGTAAAAGCCGGCCTCCAGGCCCGATCGGACGCCGTCGTACAGGGACTGGTAGGTCGCGTCCCGCGCGGCCTGGAGCTGCTCGTCCAGGGTCGCGACGAAATCGCCGGAGACATCCAGGGTCGGCCGCAGCTCGTTAGACCGCTTCTCGACCCCCTGCCAGTACTCCAGCGCCTGCAGGATCTCCACGACCTCGGGGTCGAAGACCTCCACGGCCCGGATCGGCTGGGCCGCGCGGCCGGAGGCGCGGGACCTCGAGCTGCGGGGACCGCTGCGCCCGCCGGCGGGGGCTGACAACGACGAAATCAGCTCCTCATTTGAGCGCGGAATCGCCAGCGAGGGCGCTCTGGGCGCGACTTGACGCCGTGGCGCTGAAGGCTGCGCAGATGAAAACGGATTCCTGGGGGTCAGGCTCTCTATCGCGCTTCGCGGGTTTCGTGGCGTCAGCCGCTGAAACTCTTCCGCCGCTCTTGCAAATGCTCTGGCGATATCCGCCGCAAACTGAAGAATGTTTATGAGTACCGGGCCAAGTCCTACAAACGCCGACTTGAGCTGCACGGAGATGACCTGGTTCAGCGTCTCAAACTGGTCGTTGATCTCGGCGCCGCGCTGGATCAGGTCCTCGTCCATGACCACGCCGACGGCGCGAGCCTCCGCCCGCAGGCGCTCCATCTCCTCGACTCCGCCCTGCAGCAGAGGCTTCATGCTGTCGAGGCCCAGCAGGGAGATCAGGGCGTCCCGGCGCGGGTTGCTCTCGATCTCGGCCAGCTTGGCCGTCACCGCCCGGAGGGCCTCTTCCGAGGTCTGGAAGGCGGCGATCTGTTCCTGGGTGAAGCCCAGCAGCAGGAAGCCCCGCTGCGCCTTGGTCAGCCCCTCCTGGGCCTTACCCAGGGTGACGGAGAACTGCTCCAGCGCCTGATCGGCGCCCTGCGCGTCGCCGCCGGCCAGGCGTAGGGCGTAGCGGTATTCCTGAAGCGCGTCGGTCGTGACGTGCAGCCGGGCCGCCGTGTCGGCCAGCTCGTCGGCGAACTGGGCGGCGGCCAGGGCGCCCGCCAGGGCGGCGGTGAAGGCCCCGATCCCGGCGCCGGCCGCCAGGCCCGCCACGCCCAGGTTCTCCAGGGCCCCGCCGAAGACGCCGAGGCGGGAGGCCCCGGAGTCCAGGGCCTGCTGCCGGGCGGCGGTGAAGATGTTGTCCAGGCCGCGCCCGATGTTCGGGTTGCCCAGAGCGTTTTCCATCCGCCCGCCCGACTTTTCCATGTCGGAGGCGGCGGCGCGGACCCGGGCTTCGGCCTTCTTGAGCGTCGTCTCGAGCGACTTGATGTTCGCGTCGATCGTCAGCAGCAGGGCGTGTTCGTCGCTTCTGGCCATGGGCCATCACCCCCTGGGGAACATTTCCCGGATCAGCTTTCGGGCGGGTCTCAGGATCCGCGCGCGCAGGCCGCGCTTGCGGGCGCGATAGGTCGGCCAGAAGAAGGGCTGGGCCTGGGCGCGGGTCCCGTCCGGCTTGTTGTGGCCGAACTCGACATAGCTGCCGTAGTACCGGCCCTTCTCATCCCGGGCCTTGACGATGATCCGCCAGGACGCCGGGCGGCCCTGGACGGGGTAGGCGGTGATGCTGTCGCGCAGCTCGCCGGGCCGCTTTTCGAAATCCGAGACGGGCGCCGCCCGCTTCAGGGCCGCGACCATGTCGTCGACCTCGACCTTCAGCTGGTCTTCGACCGCCGCCCGGATCTGTGCGGGGAAGCTGTTCATCCGGGCGATCCGGCGCTCCAGGTTGGTCATCTTGGCCATCAGCTCAGATCCCGCTCGACCGCCTGCCGCAGCTCGTCGGCGTTCGGGGCGGAGGGCCCCTTCGGCGGCAGGTTGGCCGCCTGCCAGCCCTTCCAGGCGGCGGCGAACTGGTAGGGCTCCCAGGTGTCGACGTCGGAGGGCGAGTAGCCCATGGCCCCGGCGGCCATGTAGATGTCCGTGAAGCGGGTCTTTGCGTTCGGCAGCGGCGGGCGCCCGTTCAGCTCGCCGCCTCGGCCTCCCCCGGGGCCGGCTCTTCCAGCTCGTCGGGCAGTCCGGTGATGGCCTGCAGGACGATGCCCAGGGCCAGGGGGGCGAAGACCAGCAAGGGGCCCTGTCCGGCCGCGACCGCCTCGTCAAAGACCTTCTTGACCAGGGCCCCGGCCTCGGTCGAGGTCCGGCCGCCGCCGATCAGGCCGTGCAGGATCGGGGCCCGGACATCGTCCAGCCGCAGGCGGCCGAGGCCGCCGGCGGTGATGGCCTGCATCAGGCCGCCGGCCGTCTCCGTTCCCGCCAGGTCCACCAGGGCGACCAGGGGCGCGATGCGCGAGGCGATCTCGCCCAGGCCCGCGTCGCAGGCCTTCTCGACATCGCGCCACTCGCCGACCCGCAGCAGGAAACCGTGTTCCTCCGTGCCGAACTGGTGACGGATCACGGATTGACGGCCCAGGTGAAGACGCCGGCGGGCACCAGGGTCAGGGTGCACTCCTGATAGTCGCCGCGCTCGCCGGTGATGGCGAAGTCCTTCAGCAGGAGCTTGCCGGACCCGGTCCAGCCGCCATTGGCCCCGGTCGTGTCCTGCCGGACCTTGGCGTTCTTCGGGGCCGCGGTGTTGAGCCACTGGATGTAGGCCAGGACGGAGGCCTTATCGACAATCCCCGCCCCGGTGATCGTGAAGTCCAGGGACCGGGCCTTGCGGACGATCTTGGCCGGTTGCGACGGCGCGTCGCAGTCCGGGACTTCCGTTTCGGTCATGTTCGTCACGAAGGTGATCCCGCGCGTGGTGTTGATCAGGCACGGGTGGGTGAAGACTTCCGTGGTGGCGCCGTCGCCGATCTGGATCAGCAGCTTCTCGCCTTCGATGATGCCGACGTCGGCCATGAGGGTCTCTCCGGGTCAGGAATGGGGGGGTCAGGGGTTGGCCGCGGGGGCCAGGCGGTAACGGAAGGTCACGACCGAATGGCTGGTCAGGCCGTCGGCGTCGGTCAGGTGCTGGGGCCCGGTCTCGACCTCGTGGCCGATCACCCCGAAGCCGTCGACGTCCAGCTTGACGTCCAGGGCCAGGCACACGGCGGCCATGATCGTCTTGGCCTCGACCTTGCCGACGGCCCGGCTCCAGACATGGACGGTCACGAAGATCGAGGCGGCGTCGAAACAGGCGTTCGCCTCAGAGGTGACCTGGTCTTCACCGATGGCCACGTAGGGGAAGCGGGCGGTCACCCGCCCGGCGGCGTCGATGGGCACCCGGTCGAAGACGCGGGGCGTTCCGCCGAAGGCCGTCGCCAGGGCGGCGGAGCCGGTCAGGGCGGCGAAGACGGCCTCCTGGACGGGCAGGCTGGGGTCCTTCATTCAGCGACCCCTTCCTCCAGCTGCATCAGCACCCAGCGGCGGTCGCCGTCCAGGTCGCCGGTCCAGCGGATGTTCCAGACCCGCTCGGGGTCGCGCACGTCGACGACCCGGTCATCCGGGCCGATGCTCCGGGTCAGGACCGAGGACTGGACCCAGAGGTCCCAGCTGGCCTTGCCCTGCAGGCGGCCGGCGATCACGGTCTCGCCGCCCCGGGTGGGGTTCAGGCTGGCCCGGGCCTCGCCCAGGCTGCGCCAGTCGCCCTCGAAATTGCCGAAGCCGTCCGCCAGGTCCTGGCGGCGCTCAAACCGGACCCGGTCGCGCAGGTCGAAGCTCTTCACCTCACGCGGTCCAGTAGGGGTCCGCCGCCAGCCGCTCGGCCTCGGCCCGGCTGGGCGCGGTCGCCAGCTCCTGGCCGGCCCCGGCGGCGATGGCCGCGGCGCCCGCCTCGGCGGTGACGTTGACCCGCATGCCGGCCTTGTAGGCGATCAGCCAGGGCTTCCCCGTCGGGGCCCAGTCAAAGTCGTTCGAAAAGGCGATCCACATGGTCTATCCGATCAGGAGCGCGCCCT